AAGCTTGCATTGGCTCAATATAAATTGATAATCCAAATATATTTCATATTTTAATAAAATATGTGGATTAAAATAAATAAATTTTTGAGAAAACACTATTATATACTTGAACTTACACATGGAGAATAATTAAATGGCTGAAACTAAAAGATTTATGTTAGAAGACGGTCGTTGGGCGGAACGCCGTGTAGTTGAAAATGTTAAGGACTGTGAAGGGGAAAAGGTCACAGAACTACATGCAGAGGAAGTACGTCCTCTATATTTGACTGAAAGACTTGTTGAAAAGTCGAAACCTTTTGTTTATGAAAAGGTTCATGAGGTTTTGGACAAGGATGGCAACGTTGTTGAACAAAAGGTAGAAGGAATTGACCCTACTTCTCAAATGAAGGTTCAACAACATATTCTTTCGGCTACTTCTGTTAAAGAAGATGAAAAGCCACGATATGTGACTTCAGACGAATTACTCGATGCAGTAGCAACTGTTGTAAAAGAAGTATGTGGCGGAAATACCGATAACGCAAATTATTATGGGGACAAAGAGGTTCCAGCAAGTAATCTCAAACTTGGTAAATTAGATGCTCTTAAGGAAACTGCTGAAGCTAATGTTCCTAAAGAAGGGTTTAGCCTTTTTGAAAAAGGCTGCATTGTAGTTTCGGTTGTCTTAGCTGTAGCTTTAATTTACGTTAACTTTTTCGCTGGCTAAAAACAAAACCCATGTGTTCCAATAAAGAGAAGGAAAGTTATATTTTACATAACTTTCCTTCTCTTTTTGCTTCAGAAGAGATAAAAGAAAAACACCCCAAAATTATCTTGGGGTGCCAATCTAAATCAATTTATAAATCATACCTTAATCAAAAACCATCAAGATTTCTATTAAGGAGTGATTAAGTCAGCACTTAAAAGAATATATGGTTCTTCAGTGATAGTATCTGGATTTTTATTGGTGCTTGTGTATGTGTATTTAATGAGTCTAGCAAAATCACCAGCTACAGAACCAGCATGATATTCAATGATTTTTGTTGGTCTATCATCACCATCTACAGTGATTTTTTTAAATACAAAAAGTCCACTACGACCTTTTAATAGCTCATAATCTTTCTTTACACCAGCCAATGTAAAATTAAGAGCATTGCCGTTAATATCTACGGCACTTGTGATTATAGAGCTATCAATTTTTTTGGCCCAAACGCCAGCAGTTCCAGCAGTTGTAGCAACGTTTGCACCAGCGGTGAATGTGTCGGCACTTACAACTGTGACCGTTCTATCTCCATCAATAACCGCATTAGAATTAGAATTGGCTATTGTGATAATGTCCCCTGTTGTCAATCCATGATTATAGCTTGTAATTACAGAGGGAGTTGCCACAGTATTGGCAACAATAAATTTGCTCAAACTAATAATGCTATTGCTTGTTTCTCCTTCGGCATAAGATTCATTTCCAATAACATGTCTTAGAAAATATGTTGGAATATCCGCTACACCAGCTTTGGCATTAAATTTGAGAACAGATTCTGCACCTTTGTTTTTAACGTAAAATTTAGTTAATTGTTTTTTACATTTAATAGAAACTCTTAAAGGGATTTGATCCGTCTTGTGAAGAAACTCATATGCAGCAGTGAAATAACTAGAAAACAAAGAATCAGCATTAAGAAGAGTGACTATTTCGCTAATAGTAGTTGCGGCTGGAGTTGCTCCAGCTATATCAACGGTTAAGTCATTATATCTTCTGTTGTCAACACAAATGCTAAGCGTTAAAACGCTTTTATCTCCACCATTGGCATCCGAGCCAGCTAAATCAAAAACATCTGATGTAGGAGTAGCATGTGAAAAGACAATTTCGGTGGTTCTGCCGTTGTTTGGTCTGATTACATACGTTAATGCATGTCCTCGATCCGCCAAGAGCAAATTGCCCCTAAATTCTTCTGCAAAGGGATTCAAAAAATAAGCCATTTTTTCCTCAGTTATTAAGATACTTTATATAGGTTTTAATTGCTTGAAATATATTCCCCAATTTTCTTTAGGGACATTAAGCAGGAATCAAATTTGTGAAAATCACCTGATAAATACTCAAAAGCTACTTCATCAAACTTGCCTGAAAGCTCATCATCAACCTCAAAATAAATAGCTCTTCCAGACCTTCCAACCACCTTATATTTATGCATGAGAATATAAGCAGCTACCCCTAAATCCGTCACAAATCTTAGCTTTTTATCGTCAAAATTGTATTCTTTAATCTTTTTCAACGACATAATGCAAGAATCAAATCTATGAAATTCACTGGATAAATAGTCTAAACTGACTTGTTCAAATTTTTCTACTTCTTCATCAGGAACATTAAAGATGATTTCTTTTGCTTGTCTTCCACAAACTTTAAAGCCTTCCATTAACAAATAGGCAGATACGCCTAAGTCTTGTACATACTTTTTCATTTTACGCCCTTTTCTTTCTAAAATTAACCGTTCATGGCTGCTTCTGCAGCAATCAAACAACCTCTTGCCACACTATAAAGTGGTTCACTAGGTCTAATAACATCTCCAATAGGAATTGATAATTCAGCTTCTTTTAAGCCTTCTTTGAATAATTCAACGAATCCATTAGGAGAAGAAGTACCGCCAGCAATAACAAAATCCACTGGTTCCTCAATTCTTACTGTTTCTTCGAGATTGCTAAGACCTTTTTTAATCTCTGCAACTGTATGGTCAATCATTAATTTATATTGTGTTTGAATGGCACGTTCGACCAAATTGGCGGGGGCAGCTTTAAGGTCAATTTTATGTTTTTGTTTATTGATAAACGCAATTGTTTCGCCAGTTGCCTTAGCAGACATGGCATCAATCCAATCGCCACTATTCACAACAGCAAAGCTAAAAACAGGAGAACCATACATGGCAAAACATACGTTTACCATGCCCGCTCCAAATGATGCAGCAATTCCTGTATAATTCTTGTCTCCAAGTTCTGCAAATATTAAAGCCAATGCCTCATTAATTGGTTGTGGATTTACTGTAAATCCGTCTTTTGATTTATATGCCTTTAGGATTGCTTCTAAAATTTTGGAGTGGTAATCAGCATCTGTTTCTTTGTTTATAGCATTAGCGGGGATACTATAATATAAAAGCTCTTTATCCTTTTTAATGTTTCCAATCAAACTGTGCATCATAATGCTCATAATTTGAAAAGAATCCTTTTCTTTGGGATTAACGCAACCATCCCGCATTGGTCTTTTTAACTCTAATTTACTCATAGAATAAGCCATTCTTACTGCAGCCTCACCACAAGCATAAGCAACTTTTCCATCTTTTCTTTCAATTAATGGAACCTTAGCGTTCTTCATCATATTGAAAGTGAAACGGTCATCTAAAGGAATCTCTAGAAAAGCATTTACTTCTTTTTTGTATTTAAAATCGCCTGTAAGCTCATCTCTATAACATGCGATCAAATTGTAGGTGCCTGCATCAAAACCAATCATATATGTTCCTTTATTTGCCAAAATCCATCATTTGGCTTGAGCCAAAATCTGGGATCATATAAATACTATCTTTATTTTCTTCTTTGGGAGTAGTTTTGGGGGCAATGTTTTGAGCATTTACCACAACCTCACCAGAATTTATATTGATATTTAAATCTAAACAGATATTAATCTTACATTCACCGTCTTTGGTGGTGCTTTGAATGTTTACCTTATTTGGTTTTATACGATCTGCCATAAATCTATAATAGTGTTGGACTTGGCCATTTTTCTAGCATTTTTTCAATACCTGAATAAATTTCATCCACAGTAAATTCTATACAAGGCTTCCTTGCTCCGCTCATTTTTGGACAACTATTAAACTTGAAACATGGGCCACAATCCCAATTACCATTATCTCGATGTTTTTGCACCAATATAAAATCAAAATATTTCCCATAGACCTTCCCATCAGACCAAGCAAAAATCCCTGTTAAAGGCTTTCCTAGCCCTCCTGCCAAATGAAATGCCGCTGTATCTACACTTATCACGTAATCAGCAGCCGCGATTATAGACATCCACTGAGGGATTGACTGACCAGTAAAGAAAGGAAGGTTTAATTCTGTAAATTCTGAGATAATTTTTTTGTTAATGCCAAAAATATTAAAATCTTTCAATTTAGATAAAATGCCCTTTATTTGACAAGAATTTAAACTTTTGGAAGCCATAGCAGAAGTAGGAATAAAAGCAATAGTGGGCTGATTATTCTTTTTTATTTCATTTAATTTTCTTAAACCATATTCTGTATTTATCCTAAAATGCATATTGTGATGTTTCAACACAAGACCAATATATTTACTCCAAATATCAGCCCTATGTTCCTGACAAAAAGGGGCAGTCTTGTATTCATAACGATCCGCCACTGTGACACAAGTATTATAACAAATCAAATAATCGTTGGGATTAACAGTTTTGGAGTCCACAACCTCATCTATATATGGACAATCGCGTGCGGCATCTAAATATTCAGGCAAACAAGCAAAAACGATGTAAGCATCTGGTATTAAAGACTTTACATCTTCAAACATCATCCTGTGTATGAATACGTCTCCCAATCCTCCCATTTTATGTAAAAAGAGAATTTTATGTCTTTTTTCATAAAATTCTCTTATGCATAGAGGCTTATGTTCTACTAATTTCTTAATTTTCACATATTAAAAGAGTTTAAAATAAATAAACCTAGTTGGTTTTTACACCAACTAGGTTCATAGTTTCTTAAAACGTTAGCTGTTGTTGACAACCTTGAGGGAAGCAATAACTTGAACGTCAGCTTGAACACCACCAGAAACGGCATTGATGAATTCAATCTTGGTGATTGACATGTCGCCTTGGTCGAATACTTGGGTGTCACCAGCAGCCAAATCAAATACAGCGGTTGTAGAACCGTTCAAACGAACGCGAACGGCAGCAGCACCTTGGTTTTCGATTTGAACGAAAATAGCGTGAGTGCCAGTATCTGTGAGGATATCAACAACGTTGTCTTCAAAATCAGAACCTTGTTGAACCAACATGTCCCAAACTCTTGGGTAGGTGTTTTCAGAAGCAACGTCACTGTAAACAGAACCGTCGTCAGTTGTTACGCTAATGAAAGCTTGGTCAAGAGGAACTTGTGGGTAAGCAAAACGCTTCCAGTAGTTGCTATCGGTGAAAGATTCGCCGTCAACCAACTTACGGTAGCTACGACCTGGGCCGGTAGCATAAATCGTACGTTGCTTGGAGGTTGTGAAAGCAACACCGGTAGTTGGATCAATGTCCATCGTACCTTGTGCTACGTTATTTAATTTAACTAAAAATACGCTCATTTTTTCTCCATGGCAATGCCATATTAAAATTATTGTTCGGTCTTGTTTTATATATTACTAATATTCAATATTTCTACATGAGGAAAAGTTTTTTTATATAGTTTTTCACCAAAACCACCATTAATGAGCGTAATAGGCTTTCCCTTTAAGGCATTTTTAATCAAATCTTCACTTTCTTTACCAATAATCCAATCTCCTTCAGCGTCTATTTCATAGGCCCTTTGATTGGCATATTTTCTAATTTTTTCTATTTGGTCTTGTTTCATAGGTAAAATACCATTCTTGGCAATGGAATATGTTTTAATATTAACTGGAATTAATTCCACTGGTTTAATCAAAATATTGGATTTATTAACTAATTCTTGAATGGGATGGCTGGTCATATCACAAGTCAATGTTTCCACATAAGCAAATTGTTCTTTTTTATATGTCTCAACAGAGACAATTCTTGGTTCGTCGTTAAATAAATATAATTGTGAGTGTTTACAAACAATCCATAAATTAAGACCTGGAAATTGGTGTTCAATTTGTGGCCTTAGAAATTTAAGCCATAAGAGATATTCATTACAATTTCCATTATAAAAAATACAATAATTGTTTTTAATTAGGCTATATTGTGCAGGAGTAATCATGAGTGAAGAAGATATAAAGTCTTTTGACGATGCCCTAGAATCTTTTATGGAACAATTTGGAGCCCCAGATATCTATAATAGAATATTACTGGAAGTGCTTTTTGAAGAACTTTTGAAAAAAGAAAAAGAAAATGGAAACAATTAGAATCTGGGTTTATTTAGCAAGAAGAGACAAATCAGCCGTTGAATTATTAACCTCGGTCTTAGGAGACAAACAAACTCCTAATAGACTTACTGATTTAGCTCCCCTTCTATTACCACAATCTGTAGCCAATCAAATTGAAAAAAAAGTTAGCGATAACAAGCTTTTGTGGGAGCTTTGGATGGAGTCAGCAGCAACTTTTGATGACTTAAGAACTGCTCTTAAAAATAGAGGGTATAAGCAACTCCCTACCAGCGGCACACCTATTTTCAATTCTTATCAAATTGTCATAAACAATAAGTTTTTGCCGCAAACTAAGTCTATGTTACGATCAGAATAATTCTACATGGGACTTAAGAATGAAAAACTCTCCTGATGAGACTTTAACTAAAAAGTTTTCCCCGTTTTCTTCCTTAATTGTGCCGCCTTTGATAGCGAATTCTTTGGCTAAAACTTCTGTTTCGCCTTCTTCTGGGTAAATCTTGTCTAATAGTTTTTTGTAGCTTAGTTTAGATTCAACTTTGCTTCCTTCAAAATATTGGTTGGAGGATGTTTGTTTTTTCATCCATGACTTAAAATCGTCCGTAATTTTAATTTCATTAAATTCAAAATCTCTCATATTAAACTCCAAAAAACTCCTTAATCTTGTTTTGTTCGCAAAATCTAGCGTTTACAAATGGCATAGCACATGAGTTATATATTACAGAAACGTCTAACCTTAAATTTTTATTTAACCAAAATACATTGGCATCAATTACCTCATGTGCTGCTTTTTGTTGAGGAAATATCCAAAAATCACCTATTTTTTCGGCTTCTATTCGTTTTTCTTTTAATACATCATCACAACATAAAAGGCATATTTTTTCGGACTTAAATATGTGTGCAAATCGTATTGCGGCTGCTAAAGAGTTGCGATAATCATCTATTTTGATGCCATAGCTATCACTTAACCCAGAATAACTTTTAGATGAAACAGGGGTATAAAAATACTTAACATTATCATATTCTTCCACAAATTCATGATAAGTTCTTGTTGAAAAAATCCCTTTGGCACTAGGAGTTTTTTTTGGTAAATCCTTCATAATATCAACAAAAGGATTATTCGCAATATAATAATCAAGGAATCTGTTTTTAAGTGGCCATTTTCTTAAAGCCCCATTGGTTCCTACAATGGTAATATCTTCTGACAAATTATCTAAAACATTCCTGCAAACATCTTCAAATCCTAAACCATCAGAGATGATAATAAGATTGGGATGGTCAAATTCTTCTACATTAATATTTGGAGAACGAATAGAGTTATTAGCAACCTCATTGTCTAATATTTGTTTATATTCATTGGATGAAATTAGATTATTGATATCCAAGTAAGGAACATTTTTAAGTAAAAAATTCCTTACCCAAATACCAGAACCTGTTTTGATATATTGGTTTTTATTCTTAAGAGTTTTAATTTGCATTATTGATTTGAACATGGCAAAATTTGCACGCAGTTTTTGCCATCTGAATTAGTTAATTTACTAACATCTAATTCAATTTTGACATCAACTGGAATACTTGCACCTTTATAAACCATCTCAATCTCTGGAACAACTAATTTAATTTCGGATGGGCCGATTAATTCAATATAATTAGGAATTCCAACAACCTTAATTTCTTTAGGTATATCAGAAGCATCTAATTTGATCTCTTTGGGGAAATCTACTGGAACACCAATATGAATATAAGGAGGTATTTCAGAAGCATCTAAAAGAATAGATCTTGGCACGTTGTCAGCTATTAATTCAATTGTTTTTGGAAAATTAGCCGCCGCCACAAGACTAATCTCTTTTGGAAGTTCAGATCTCAAAAAGATTTCTTTAGGAATTTCAGGAACTTCTAAACGAATTGTTGAAGGCAAATCATGAACAAATTTAACATCCGGAATGTTTGGAGCAACAATCTTAATTTCACTGGGAATGCCTACATTTTCATACATTACATTAACGTTGGCGTCTAATTCATCTTCAAATGTAAAATCTCTATCTAAATCTTCACTGAATAGTCCCATTTTGGAATTCAAAGCCGCCATTCCAACCGTTGATGGACATTGGATTGTCACAATACAAGATAGAGTTGGGGCCTTACCCCAATATACACTGATTGAAGGTGGATTGGCAAAAGATATAATTGATGGAATTGTCTTGTTGAAAATAATTGAAATGAAGGTGGGAATCCCAGGGACAGTACCAAAATTAATGGTATCTGGAATGTAACCAACCAATTCAATAGTTTCTGGAATATCGTCTATAACTGATATAACACTCGGAATATTGGCAACCACATTAATCAAAGATGGCACATCACCAATACTACCAGCAAAATAAATTGTATCTGGAATGTTAATTTCTGGCACAAAACTAATGACAGATGGAATACTACCAATACTTCCTAAATTTCCCAAATCTAAACATGGGAATACAATAGGAGGAATATTATATTTGGTGTCTGGAATTGTTACTGGAGGACAAACAATTGGTGGAATATCAGGAATAGATGGAATTTTAATCTCAAATTCTTCAGTTAAAGCTTCTGTTGGCTCTGTTGGTTCGTTTCTAGCAATTGGAGATTGAACTATAGTACAATTGTCATTAGAAACCGTAACAATTGGGTCTATAGAAGTATTTGGGGCATATCTATGTTCGCCAGTTAACTCCGTAGTAGATTGACCATCACCAAATTCTAAAGTGTATTCATTAAATGTTCCTGTAATTGTAACAGTATAAGTAATCAAAGTTCCAGTAGCAGGAGATGTTTCTGTTGTCACGACAGACAAAACAACGTCTGGACAATTAAAATCATCATAAATGGAAGGGGTTTCTTGTAAGTTGCGAATTCTCCAATCCAAAGTTGATGTATCTTCAGAGAAATTTTCTCCCACAAATGATTCTAAAGATAAAATAGCGTCAGCAATTTGCGTACGATGCTGTGCAACTACATATCCTCTAACTTCGGCCCCAGCAGGATTATATTTTGTTTTAGTTCCATCTAAATTTCTTAAACATCTTTTAAATTTATAGATTTTTCCATTGATGTCTTTTTCAACAGCATCATAATAAAATAATTCTCCACTAATATTGGCATAACCGTTAAGTGGCCATATTTCATTACTATCAACACCAACTGGTACGACTTCTATTTCTTCAGACCAAGCAGCATTGTTTTTAGTGGTTGTTGTTTCTGATGTGTTAAATACCAAATACAACGTTGTGTTATTGTCAAACGCCTTTGGATAAACTATTTTTGGAGGAAAACCATTTCCCAATTTAATCACCTATTAATATATTTGTAATTGCCATTGTTGTCCAGCGGGCCTTGGGCCTAAACTAGAAAATGTAGTGTCTGTTTCATTAAATCTTAAAAAACTATTTTCACTATAATCAAAACTTAAATACGTTCTTTTGTCTCCGTCCGAAGCAACCAACATAGGCTGATCTGTAGAATCAAAGGAAACTGAAGAATTGTCTTGCAAAGCTCTAAAACTCAAAGAATTAGTTCCTGGTCCACCACTTGTCCAAACACCAGAACTAGGACTATATACAGAAATAGAACCAGAGTTGTTAAAGAAATAAACCCCCAAACTTAATGTTGCTAGTTGACCCTCTAATTTAGTTGTTCCAGAGACATCATTTACTTTTCTTATATTTTGGAATATTTCGGCAGTTGTGCCTTCTGTTTTATAGAAGCTTTTAATTCTAAAGAATGGGCCAACACCATCATTTCTTGCAAAATAGCCCGTGCTGTCCTTCCAAGCAGAACGATATACGCTGTAATGGCCATAAGTGTTAGTTCCATTTCCATCATACATTGAAACATTTTGTTGTAAGTTAGATGCTCCGTTTTTGTAATTAGCAATGGTAAAAGCAGTCGTTGTTTCCGACATATCCTCAATAGTTTGCGTTACTTTATTTTGATTTGTAGGTGAAGTATATGGCATTACTGCAGCATTTGTACTCCCTAGAATAAAATATATCTTAGAAGGAGAACACAAACTAACCCAATTCCAAGTTCTATCGGAAGAAAACAAACTAGTGTAAGTATCAGTAAAACCGTTATATTGAGCAAAATCAATAGTTTCTGCTGAGGGACTATCAACGGCATTTCTTCCTGTGGCCCAAAATAAAATACTGTTGCCGCTCTCGCCAGAACCTAAAACACTTCTACTAGAAAATCCATTGTTTCTATTGAATTCTCTTTTTTGTTCCGTTTCATTGGCCACACCATCTAAAAAACTGTCATTAATATCAACGGAATAAGGAGTGCCATTTCTCTTAAATGTTTCACTAATTAAACCAAACTCATAAGATGATACATCATTGTTGGAAATTTTCCAGAACCAAAGATTGGTTTTTTCAACAACATCAATTGCATCTTCATAAGTTGTAATTCTGTAAGAGCCAGTCTCTGTATCGACTCTTAAAACGATGTCATATAATCCACCAACGCTATAAAGAGCTTTGGCTGTAGCCGCATTAGAATGAATTAAGTCGTCTGATAAAGACCATGTATATTTAACAATAGGGTCTACTGGACTTCCACCTTCATCTAAAAGTTCTCCACCATAAGATAAATCGGTGTTTGGGTTTTCTCCAGAAGGTACTTCAATATCTACAACATTATTGACACTGGTTCTTAACGTAGGAATAGTTTCATAAGGTCCATCAGCGGGGTCGCCTGCCGTTTCTATTTGTGTTGTTCTAGCAATAAATTTTAATACGGCCTCATCAGGAGCATTTATTCTAGCACTGATTAAATCGGGCAAAACAACAGTGTTTTGACCAAAGTCATTAATGACCGTCAAACTAACATCATAAACTCCAGGTACAGTATATGTTTTTTTGATTGTTTGGCCATCTAAATCATAAACCAGAACATTAGTTGCTGAAGTAGGAACTTCATCTGTTACAGAAATGTCAGAAATAGAGGATAAATCTGTATTGTCTCCAAAATCCCAAATATAAGTAATCTTGCCAGAAGTTCCATCTGTTCCTAATCTAAAACTTAAATCCTTAAATTCAACAGTAAATGGCACAACACCAACCCTACTGGAAACGGAAAACCAAGCCTTAGGAGATAAAACAATTTTTCTTAAAAAGTTAATTCTTGCTTCTAAAGTGCCAGTTTTTGGCTTCGTGGCAACTTCACCTTTGATGCCAATGAATTTTTCAATGGCAATAATAGCGTCTTTAAGAATGTTGTGATGTTGTGCCATCACATTTTGAGTGACATTGGTCAATCTTTTTGGTTTATCTGTATCAGTAAATCCTGGTAAAATTTCTAATTCATCAAAGGTGGTATCGGTTTTACTGTTGTAATAAAAAGATAAAGCTCTTAATTTTGCATCACTGCATTGTTCCGTTAAAGTGATAAATCCCTTGCTTGGGAATCTAGTCATAATTTCGGCTTCACCTTCAATGGTTATAGATGTATCGCCAGGGGAATAATCCTCTGCTAATCTTACACGAAGTCCATCATGAACTTCACATAGGTTATTATTGTTATCAAAATTTACAGGGTAATTACTTGCTTGTGGGATTGTCATTAAAGTACCGTAATCGAATTGCTAATAAACACTCTTTTTAATTGTTGACTGGAAAATAAATTTAATACTGTTGGAGAATAAGTGCCAGATGACAGGTATGAATGACTGGTAAAATGAATATTTGGGTCATTTTGGGTTTCTGTTTCTCCATCATCAAAAACCCAATATCTTTGTGTTATGTCTCCATCTGTTTGATCTACAAACTTAAAAACAGTAGGAGAGGTTGGATTTCCATTGGAAGTTAATTCCGCTGCTTTTTCTATAGAATAACCTTCGGTTGGGGTTACATAAAAAAATGGCACTCTTTCTTCGTCTTTAACTGTTATATAATTGTTTTTGACAGAAATTCCTTGTCCTAAAGTAGAATTTAGAACATTTAATTTAACTGTATAAATGCCTTCACTTCTATAGGTATGTATAGGATTTTTCTCAATAGAAGATGAACCATCTCCAAAATCCCATAAAACTCTGACCGTTTCACCAACCACGAAATTTTGGAACCTGACTCTCATCCCTGGAGCCCCAATTGTGGGAAAAGCTCTAAATATTGGTTTTGGGGATAAAAACTTCTCTTCTAAGGCCCCTAAAATGCCGTTTAACGTTGTCTCTGCGGGTAAGACACTTGGCCCGATATTTCCTTCAATGTTGATTAGGGCGTCTTTTAGAGCGTTATGGGGCTCCGCACAGACGGCATTACTTACAACAGATAATTTTGGCCATGGATTTTGTCTTGTCCCAGCAAATCCTCGGATAAGATCTGTAAAAACACCTTCTTTTTTTGTTTCATAATAAATTAACTCAGAAGTTCCATCTGTGCCTGGATTTCCCCCAATTCTCAAAATTCCTTTGCTGGGAAAGCTAGAAGTATCCTCAACAATTAAATATTTGCCATTATATGGTAAAATCTGTTTAAGGGCAGTAATGGCGTTATTTTTAACTTCATAAAGGGTTTCTTTATTATCTAAAGCTTCTGGGTAGACGGATAAATCGCCCAAAACATACCCAGAATCTAAAGATGATATTTTATTGGTCATTTTTTACTTCTTTTTTAACGTCTATTTTCTTTTGTTGATGACCATTTTGTTGAGTTTCCATTAAAGTGATAAGCTGCTTTTTAATAGATGCGTGATTAGGTAGGGCCAAAATGGTTTCGGCTACATCTATATCTATTTTGCTATGCAGCAAAAGCTTCATGTTTAATTTCTGGGATAATTTCTCGGTCCAATAGGCAACTTGAGCATCTTCATCATCAAATAGCTTAAAAGGCTCGACTTTTTCTAAAGATTCAAATGCTCCCACAAAGAATTTAAGCTCTTCTTCAAGGTTTTTTTGCTTTTTTTCTAAGTTTGCAATGTGTTTGGCTGCTGCAATTTCTTGTCTTTTTTGTCGCTTAATATGAATTTCTTCAACCTTGGGATCATGATTATCGACCCCAAAAAATTTTCTATTAACAGGGTTTAATTGCATTAATGTTAAATTGTCCTTTTGTTCTTCTATCTCTAAAGCCAAGGCTTCCAAAGATTCTTTTCTATCTTTTATTTCTCGAACACATTGCCATAGTTTGCCTTGAATAGTAGGCTCTTTGCCAATTACGAAATACTTTAATTGAAAAAAGCTGTGACGATCAGCCATTTCATATTTTTCTAAAAACTTGTTCAAATCCATATTGTTCTCCATTGAAACGGTTAATTGGTTAACTTAAACTAGTAAAAATAATCAAAAAAGGTATATAAATGCACTTAAATAACAGCCGTCTTTATCTTTCAGGAGCAATAGAAAACGGCGACGAAACACGTAATTGGCGTGTTGAGCCAATCAGGGTTTTTACTGAAAATTTTAAAATAAATGTATTTGATCCTTTTTCGGACCCCAAACAACAATGGGTTGATACACTTAAAAAAGCTAGGGATGATGAAGATTTTGATACCATTGAAGAAATAGCTAAAAGGTTCGTTAGAAAAGACTTGTGTTTGGTAGACAGAGTTGATTTTCTGGTTGCGTATTTACCTCACAAAGTACCAACAACGGGTGTAACCCACGAAATAATCAATTCAAATAATGCCAAAAAGCCAACCTTGTTAGTTAGTGACCGCAAAAAAGATATTCCTCTATGGTATTATGGGTTTATTGACCATAGAAAATATATGTTTGACGGCTGGGATGCTTTGTATCGTTATTTAGAAGAAGTAGACAAAGGAAACCATCAAGATGATGATAAATGGTCCTTTGTCTATAAAACTATTTAACAAATTTTGGCACCTTGAATTGCCTTAAATTGACACCCATGTTTAATGGCATCCAATGCCCATAGAAGTTTACAAACTTCTAAAGGATTGTCTTCTGGTATTTTTCCAACTGCTTTGAAGGTTTCTTTGTGAATCATCAGCCCATTTAATGTAGCATCCACAAAATTACATTTCCCATCAGCAATTGGATATAAAACATCTTTTTCGCTGGTTAAAAAGGTGGAAAATTTTTCGTTTAGTCTAGGTTTAACCCAAACTCCAGCCATTAAAACGATATTCCAAGGAACGGTTGTTTTTTCCATTCCTTTGTTGATTAATCCTGTAAATGATTTGCCGCCTTTATGTACTAAACAGATTTTTTTAAGTTCTGCTATTTCTTGTTTAGTAAATTCAGTATCAACAATACAAATACACGGTCGGGTAGGGTAATTTCTAATTAATGATTTTATTGTATTCTGAGCCAGAACCGTTGAGTTGCTATGACACAATATAATAAAACCATAATCAAATGGTTTATAATTCATTTTATACTAAAGAAACGTCGAAATCTATCATGATTATATCATCTTCTGTAATGGCATTGTCCAATACAAAAGAACCGGCCTCAAAATCAGATGTATATCCATTTAAACTCCAATCGTCTGTAGGAAGATACCCAGGAGTATAAACACTTACATCTTCATAAATACGAGTGCCATTGATGTAAACCCTTAAACTTCCTTCAACATAAGCCGTTGCAGCCATATTGGTTGTGAAAGATACATAATCAGAAGTAATTGGGGCAATACTATAGTAGTGTCTGTGTGCAGATTCTAAAGGAAATCCTAAATGAGCTTGTATGTGATTGTTATCTGATACCTGCCAGCTTACCGAATCAGAACCTTCAAATATAATTGGACCTTGCTCAAACAATACAACTTGAGAAATTCCTTCTATTTGAATGGTCATATCCGTGGCTTCATCGGCAATTGAATCTAATTTATCACGTTCCGAAGCTAACATTCTCACATATTCAACCCCTTCATATTCTCCATCAGTATGGGCTCCAACACTGTGCAAAGCCTCATCTATTGCGGCCATTCTAATATTACCGTCTTCATCAATGGATTGAGTTAATCTATTGGCAAGACTTCCTTGAGTGCCTTGGGAGTCCCTTAAATCGTCAGAATTAAGGTCTATAGCACTATTCATCAATTCTTGTCTCTTAATTAATGCTTTAAGAGGTAGATTATCATATTGCCAGTGATATGGTTGTTCTGGACTGTATAAAGGCACTTCAATATTAGATAGATCTGGCATGGTATTCCCCTTTTATGTATTTATGATGTTAGCTCCGCTTTCCAAGCCCAATTATCTCCATAATCGCCAAGGATTTCTTCATCCTTTCTTACTGGCTTGGTAAATAACCAAATCATGGATTTAATATCAGCCTCTAACCATGCCATCATGACGTTCTGATCTTCTTTTTGAAGTCCATGATTAACCATTCCTGCAAACCCCAAAGGAATGATATTGTGTGGATCTTCTACGGATGGTGAAAATTTGTATTTGTTGCAATAATGGGTACACAAATCAGCAGTTGAATTCTTAACTACTTTTATGCCTTTAATGATTAAATAATCATTTTGTTCAATGTTAATCGAAGCAAATAACCCAGAACCAGCATTTTTTATTTTTGATGGAGCAATGTAAAATCGCTCATCTTGTTCATGAAAAATCATTACGCAAAATCAATGTACCAATTATATGTAATTTGCATTCTATCTGTTTTTGTCATGTCTGCGAATGTAACCATACTATATAAATCACCATTACTCATCTGCAAAGCCATTTCATTAAGAGTATAATTATTGGCTTCATTATAGGTTAATACAGAGGTTAGAATTACTTGAGCCTCATTTTCTGCATTAACACTAGAAATAACGTTTTTATTGGCTCTAGTGGTTCCAAATAAACCGTTTCTAGCAGCGTTGACGAATTTCAAAGAGCCACCACTTGTGCCACCATCACCAAATAACATTCTACTAATATAGAAATCATAAGTTTCATTTATTTCATTGGCTAAGCTTTTGGCTAAAGCCCCACGACCTTTCATTAAAATGGTGTTTTTGAAATTAAAAAATTCCTCTGTTCCATCTAGGTAATCAATTTTTCCAAAAACATGACCTACAGATTTTTGTTTATCTTGCATTAATCTCTCCATTCTATTGAGTAGTTTATTTTTTCTGATTGTTTCAAATATTGTTGCATTGCTCCGCCTTTGGCATAATTCATCAAAGACACAGTAGTTTGAGCATCAGAATCTGAAAATATTTCTATGGCATTAATTGTTTCTTTACCTCTTCTGTCAATAAAACTAACTGCTTGATTTTGAACAGAAAAGGTTTTTTTTGTGTATTGATATATAGAAAAACCAACAGAAGTTCCACCATTTCCCAAGGTTTTCCAATAATTATCTGGGCCTGATAAAACTATATCTGTACCATTTATTGCTGATATAGCATAGTAATCTGTCCCAACTAAAACGATAAAGTTTTCCTTGAAACAGTCGTTTTCCAGCACATTCTCTTCTGTCGGTGGGTTAGTTCCGTTGTTTATCCCTAAAAAAGATTCATAATCCGTAGATGTTTGCAATCTAAGGCCCTTGTAGCTGAAATATCCAATTTGTCTGTCAACAACCCTTTGATAAACAGTCAAATCTTCACCAGCAACATCTCCATCAACATAAGATTCAACATAAAAAGAATCATCAGTTCCATCTGGATAGCCAGTAACTTTATATTGTTCGCCATCAATTAACATGTAATTTCCTGGTTTAACCAAGTTCTTAATGTCGGTCAAGGAACCACTTAATGCTACAATCTTAGCTCGTGCTTTAAATACCAAAGCACCAGTCCCAGATACAACGCTTTCTCCATCCCCATTTTTTAATACATAAGATACAGGGTCAACACTAGTGGTTGGTAAAGTATCAGAGGGATCATCTAATAATAAATTACCATTGGTTTGAATGTCTAAGATAGTGTAAGGTGTAGCAGAATAAGCTGAAATTAACACACTCCAAGAGTTCGTAGCTAAATCATTGTCTACATCATATTGTGTTCTAATTTCCAACTCACCAGCATTTATATCGGCATCTTTTAAGGCAAAAATATTGTCTTGATAGATGTTACATAAATAGCTACCATCAATTACAATGTTGTTTACTCGGAAAGTAAAAGAGTCTGTATTGATTGGTTCGCTCGCCCCATCTACAACTGCAGTGTTTTTATCTGGATTGGATAAATCATAACTGCCAGTATTAGTAGAAGGAGATAAAACCTCAATAAAAGATTCTCCATTAGTTGCTAGTCCTAATGCTTGAAAATTTACTTCTGGACAAACAATAGTAATGTTGGAATTGTATCCCGTGCCTGTATCTGAACTAACCACCAATTCCGCTTCTGCTAAATCACTTCTTAATATTTTATCAATGGAAAGCCCGTTTTTCATAGCTCTATTGAATACGCTTTGAGCCGAACCAGACAGAACAGGTTCTTGTTGTTTATATTGAATTAAAAATCTAACATCTTCTGTTGGAGGGACAACAAATTCAGACACACTACCAACAAAGTTTAATGTTTGTAGAATGCTGTGGAATGGTACGTATTCTTTGATAACATCCTGAGTTTCTATGATTTTGTCATTGGATAAATTCTCAATTTCTAAATCCAAATTGAATTTGCTGCTTTGACCATAAGAACAACTGTCTATAAAATCCTTATCAATATCACATGGATTAGTGGAATTTCTAATGCTTCCATTATATTCTTCCATGTTGTAAGCATTTTCAGAATAAGCAAATTCTGTTCTTACTTTGCCAAACACAACTGGGTCATAGTAGGGATGTCTATTTCTAACAATTAAGCTGAATAAAATATCATCTTCTTCAATTAATCTGACATTCCAGTTCTTTTTAGGGTAGAGTTGATCTAACTCATCTCTTTGGTCGGCCAAAGGCAATGTTCTGATGTAATTTTCAAGAGTTTGCTCAGTCCCATTTGGCACTGGATTGTATTTATAAACAACTCGAACAATGTCTCCTTCTTGCAACTCAATTGGATTGGTAGAGATACTTTCTCCCTGCCAAACTAAATAACTTTTATCATCTTCTTCGGCAAAAGTGATATAATCAGAAGTTAATTGTTCTTCATCATCACTTCCTTGGGAGCGATAATATAATTCAAAATTATCTTCATCCAAAGGATAAGCATATTTTTCTAATTCAAATATCTCCGAATCAGAATAAGTAAAAGATTCTTGCCAAGTATAAGAAGATATAATTTGCCATAACTGAGTAAACTTATTTAGTTTGACATTAATTGCAGCTAGGGCTAATGTAAGCCCTTCTAGTGTTCCTTTTTTCTTAAAATAAGGAACGGCTGTTTTAATTTGTCTACGCCATAAAGTTGGATCATTTGTTTTTAATTTAACATCAAAAAAGTTGGCCAATAAAGGCAAATAAGCTTCTTTGGTCGCATTTGCGTCTTGCAAGTCTACAATTTGATTGGCTAAATCTTCAATAAAGGTAAAAAGTTGAGCCACAGCCCCATTGAATTTTTGTAAAACTTCTGGGGTTTCGTCGGCGTTTGTTAATTGAGCTTTGAACATTTCAGGCAAATATTGATTTAATAATGTTTCATATTTACCAGGAATTGTATAATGAGTAGGTGTTGAAACCCCAATTCTACTGTTAGGTTCAACAGAAAATTTTAGGTGAGCAGAAAGAGAATCACCTGCAGGCAATGGTGTCCAGGTCCAGCAAATGAAGTAATCGCCCTCTTTTTGACCAATGGGTTCCCAAGTAAATTGAAATTTACCAAAAATTTCATTGCCATCATCATCCTCAGATACGTTTTCAATAAGATTATCTGAATTTTCATAATACCATGCATATTCGGAAGAATTACCAATTACCTTGATAGGAACTGCTTCATTATAATAAAAATCATTAATAACAGCGGTATTGTCAGCCTCTGCTCTTAATCTTTTTGCTTCATCAATATTTGCTGTGGTTGGATTGGCACAAGCAATTGCTTCGGAATCTATGGCTGCTTGAAGTTTTTCTTCATTATAGATTTTATCTTCATATTGATTATTGTTGAGATAATTAAACCCTCTGGCAATAAAAAATATTTTAACATTATCTACCCTATAAGGGTTTTCAGTGAAACACCCCTCGGCATCAGGTGTCTCAATTTCAAATAAAATGGTATCGCCCAAGGTGGGATTTTCTGTTATTTTTTTTAATGCCATTCTTTTTACTCGTAATTAAAAGCTATCGTTAATGCGTCTGGATCATGTCTAATAATTTCATAGAATTTTGTAGTAATTACAGTGCCGCTCACCGATCCTGCTACGAAATTAACATCTAATCTGCTGATTTCCTGTAAGTCAGAGAGAGCTTTAATTAAATCTATATCCCGTAAAGTTTTGTTGAACTCCCAGTTGGGTAGTCCAAAAAACAAATCAATTCTTCTGGATATTTTTTCTTTTAATTCATCTTCAAATTTCTTATAAAATTTATCCAAAACTAATTCCAAACTTACATCTACTGAAATTACCGTTCCATCTCTTACACAAATATTGTCTGTAAGCATTTTTTTGGAAGATATTTCTTCTATCAAATCTGCTTTTAACTCATTGGATACTTCTACAAGTCCAAATTCACCATCACGGGCTAAAACATATAAATCAACCACATTGCCAGCACAACCATAATTTCTTAGGACTGAATTAGCTTTTCCAATTTGACCATGATAAGGATTAGCAAATTGTTCAGCCAATGTTTTAAGGTCAGTTCCAGTAACAACTCTATCTTGTGTTTTTTGATATGCTGGAAGTTTTCTTCTGATGTCTTCAACTGTATCTCCGTCATAACCATATTCTCCACGAGTATAGTTTTTGAATGTAATTGGAACAACGAAATTTAATCCAGGTACTGTGGCCACAATTTGATTCTCAATAGAACCAGATGTAATGTTTCCAACAGCACCACCACCTTCTCTATAAGTAATAGAAATTCTAGATCCGCTGCTAGGAAGCAAGCCTGCTCTATTATTTCCGAATATAATGTATCCAACATAATTGGAATCATATTCAACTCTATATTCTCTTCTCTTTTGAGAATCTGTAAAATAATCTACTTGTTCCCAACGGACACCATCAACGTTGACCCTAATTGAGTCCCAAACAACTGGACTAAAATTCAAAGAAATGGATTGATCTACCGTTCCATCACCAGAAGCCTCTTGTGTATGAGTTTTCCCTTCAATCCCAATGACACTTGAATTAACAAGCTTGCCTGCAGGGATAATAATGTCTTCTTCAAACAAAGGGTTATTATCTGCATCGGCAGGGAAAAGCTCAATTTTAATGGATGTGTTGCCAGCAACAGTATCAATTTGTAAAGGGGTGCTAATGACAACATCTGTTAATAGTGTATTGTTCATTGTGGCGGTCCACAAACTTCTAGCAGCAATTGGAGGCTGTGGATTAAAACCCACTAATTTAGCCAATCTAAAAGCGTTTTCTTTTTCTGTGACGCTATCAATAAAAATTTCATTGGCAATTTGGTCAATTTTGAAGGAAAGTAAATCCCCTACAAAAGCCATGTTTTCCATTAACATGATTGCCAAATCACTTTCTACATAGTCAGTGAATTTGTCGATAAAATGTTGTTTATTATAATCTCTTAATCTGGCTTTTAGGGAAGCAAAATCTTGACATGTATAATTGATGTTGAATATATTTGGTTTTTTGACCACATTGGATTGAGCCAACGGTGTAATATCAAAAGGACAATTTTGAGGCATTTATGCTCCTGACAAGGGTAATTCTAGGACTAATTCATCTACTTCATCTCGATCTTCTGGGTCAAAAAATCTAATATAAACATACAAAATATGAGCTAATTCATATCTATTATCAAATTCACTGTAAATGGTGGAATCATTATCATCCAAACCACTTTTTACTTCTAGTTGTTCAATTGTGACTCTTGGTTCCCACTTGTTAATAGAGTCAATAATTAACTGTCTTGCTGTAGCTGCAGTAGTTTCATCATTTTGTTCAAATAATAGGCTTCTTAATGGTGTCCCATAATTTGGAATCATGATCCTTTCCCCTGGCTCTGTCATTAAAAGAATTAATAAATCAGACTTAATCTGACTTAATCCTTTTTGTGGATATAAATATCCTTGGGGATTAGAACGAATAGGGTATGGGGCTCCAATAAAATCCATGAATATCCTTATGTGGCTTTGCAAGCCGCCAACGGTTCTAACATAAAAATGCTACATGCAGTAGAACCTTTAGAAGCAGTAGCATACAATCTATCACTTAAACGAACGCAACCATTAACGTAGACAAGTACGGGACCAATACATGGACCTGCACCAGATTGACCGTCGCAATCCTTACCAGCCAACAACAAAATTCTGTCTTTAGCAATAAAAACATGTTGTTTGTCTGAAATATTTATGTAATCATCCTTGGTAAATACCACATTTTTTCTGCTAATTAACTCAATATTGTCTGCTGGGTTTAATTGCTCATCACCTACCATTTCTACCTTGTTGTCATAAACAGAAAGCACATAATTGCCGCCACTGCGTAAAAACACCAGTCCAGGCCCACTTTTTGCTTCTTGCATTCTGAAAACATGTGGACCACGTTTCTTATTGTCTTTATGTGGACTTCTAATCTGGAAAGATTGTCTTTTGGTGTTTTTTTGGTTGTCATCATCTTTCATCATGATTTCAATGCCATAACCAGTCCTAATTCTTACATAAGCCTTTTTTGCTTTATTTGTGGGTTTGCCACCACCTTTTCTACCAGCTTTTTGTTCATTTCCTTCGTCATGTAATTCAATAATGTGTTTACTTGTGCTTTGGATAGTAATTCCACGTTTGGCCCCAGCAATTTCCTCAGCAGTGTGGTCATTTAATTCAACTCGATTACCAGATGCAGATAATATTCTGATGTAATTATCTTCGCCTCTGACACCTTCTGATTCTTCTTTATCATTCATTTCAATGGAATGTTTAGTGGCCGATCTCCATAGAGTTTTACCAGTAAAGGTATCACTCATTTTGAAATCTTCTTCCCACTTAGGAACCCCAGAAGGAGCTTTTACAGAATCATCAAAAATTAAAGTAGCACTAGAATGAGATACAATTTGAACGCCAACTTGTTTTAATTCGTATTTTTTAGCGATTCTTTGTTCGTTTTTATGTTTGAAAAATTTATTATCTGCAATATCAGAAGTATAAGGGTCATCTTTGATTAAAATTCCACCACTTCGACTAGAAAATATTTCAAGCCGTTTGCCCTTTCTGTTGTTTTTTGGATCTCCATCATGCAATTTAACAGTATGTTTTTCATTGGTGGCAAATCCATAAATATGAGGATAAGTCATATCTTTTTGAGCTTCTGGATTTTGGTCTATATCTGTAGCTGAATTAATATCATAAGCTTTTGCAGATTCTGTATTCCATGGCGGCAACACTTGAGATTCATCATTAGGGCCAACCAAATAACTTTTTCTATGACCCTCATAAACCTTTTGATATTCATCTATGTTGATTGTCCATTTATTTTGACCTGTAGGGCCTCTATTACGATGCCAAGTTGTCCCCATGTAATAAGGGGCCTCTCTATTACCTCCTTCAAAGATAATGCATATGGTGCTTCCAGCGGGTGGTGGCCAACTTAATCCAGAAGCATCAAATCCACCCATGGCCGAAATAGGATAAGCCCAAGGAAGAGATTTAAGGGGTGTTTTTGGATCGTGAAGAATAGGACAAAAAAATCTAACTCTGTTTTGCTTCCAAACATCCATGGTATCGACACATAGGGCCGTATACATGCCGAAGACAGGTTGTGGCTGTTCGGCTACTTTTTTACGTTCTGTATTGGCTTCTTGAACAATTCCTTGGGTGTTATAGATGAGATCAGAAAAACGACCTTCCATATCCGCCAATTTTTGTTCTAATTGTTTTATTTTTTCCCTATATCCAGGCATTAAATTTCCTATTGAGCATTATTTGTAAGACCCTTGTCGCTTCCGCTCCCACCAAGACCTTTATCAGAACCAATATCAGAACCAGGAGCAAAAAGCCTTACTTTTAAGGTAGTAATATAGCTTCCTTCTCTAATTTGATGGTCTACCCCTAATATTTGCCAATTTTTATTGGACCAAACGGGATTACAGGTGGGCTCAATCAGCCAATCACAACCATTTGTGATATAAAATGGGTTTATAAATATAATAGAAACAAATGAATCTAAAAGAAACGTTGGATGAACAAATTCTGGATTTCCTTGAATTGCTAGTTCTGCAGTAATAGGGGCAGAGGGCACAGCATCATAATAAGTTGCCGCCCGATCATGTTCTAATTGAGCCTTAGCAAGTTTTTTCGAGGCTTCATCAGGGGCCAATTGATTTTCATAACCAATATTACCACCTTGTTGTGTTCTTTGGGCTCCAGCATCGGCATCTGCCCATTTTTCTTTGGAGTTTTTAATTTCCTTTACATCAATGTTTTCAGCACTAGATGGACCACCGCTTACATTGCCCTTTTTGACCACAACTGCCCATTCTGCTGTTGGAGAAAAACTGATAACTGGAGAACAATTTCCCCCATTAACAATAAATGTTCCGACATTACTTAAACACGGTTTGATTTCTGGGGGAGCTTCCCAAAGCATAATCTCAGGAGACTCACTAGCACAATTCCAAACAACTACAATGCCTTTGTCATCATCTGTTGTAACCGTATTAATCCATTTTCTAATTACATCTAAAGCATTTAAACTATTGGCTTGCCATACGCCCTTTGGTCCATCTCCACCTTCTTCCTTAAATTTCCATTCACTAATTACTCCGCCTTGACCTTTTCTGTAGTATTTAACACTTTCAACTTTAGGGTCATTCTCAGAAAGAATTCTTCTAATTGCTTCTTTTAAGGTTATTTTGTTGTTGTCATCACCATAGGTTTTGATGATTCTGTTTTCTGCAATCCGGCTGAATAAGTCTGTTCCTTGAATAATAAATTTAATAAAACCGTTTTCATAACGACTAGTAAGTTTGGTTGGTAAAAAATGAAGTGCCCCACCATAATCGGATGTTTTTCTTACTGTAGCAGAACCATTGCTGTTCTGAATAATCCATCCAAAATCAACAATCATATTGTAATCAGTAGATGAATTTTTTAGGGTTTTATTTAGTTTTTCCATGAATTTAACTAAATTTCCACCTTCTTCATCTAAAATTTCAACTTCACAACCTTGACCATTACTTGTTCCATATTGAAAAGATTTAATAACGGCTCTATTGCCAGAATTGGGAGAAGATTCATTACCAACGGTAATTTTATTTCCGCCTGCAAATGTAATCTCCACCCAAGGGGCAAATAATGCACCTTCTAATGGCTTAACAATTCCTTTGGTCCCACCGCAATGGTACTCAGCTAAACAATCTATTGTACAACTCATATAATATTTGGTATGCGAATATTGACTCCAGCTTTGAATTCCATGATGTCCTTCATGTTATTTGCTTCTAGTATTTTCCACCATAATTCTGGAATTCTATAAGCTCTATAAGCCACTAAATCAGGACGATATTCATAGCCCTTGGAGATAATCATAAATTTATCATTGGGGTTGCTTGGAATTTCATGTCTTTTATACGTTTTATAAGTAAGCAATTTGTTTTCAGTGTAATACAACACTTCAGAGTCATAATATCTGGATGTGGTAATTGCAAATCTACTTGCTGGAATATTTGTTTCTTCAATACGATTAGCCATTAATTAATCCCTTTCCTGCATCAAATAATTTTTCATGTCCGGGCAAATCAGATGTGTTATAAACAAC